AGCATGGTTTGGTATCCAGACCGTAAGTTTGCTGAAGAGGTTATTGAGGAGTGCGCTGCATTCCCACTTGGGGAACACGATGACCTAGTGGATAGCATGACTCAAGCCGTAATGAGATTTAGACAAGGTGGGTTTGTGGAACATCCAGAAGATTACGAAGATGAACCTGTATCTCATCAACAAAGGACGTATTACTAATGTATAAAAGATTTAAAGAATTTTTAAAAAATCTTTTCAAAGGTTCTGACACAGGTATTAAATCAACAACACAAGCTCAACAAGCTTTGGATGAGGCTGCGTCAGACATTAGAAAAACTGATTTGAGTGAAGTGACAGGTGGGTTTGATGAAACAACAAAACCAATGGAGTTCAAAGAGGGTAAACCCATCATAGGACCAGAGGGCGAAACACAAACCAGAGTTTTTAGTTACAGACCAGAGTCTTTTACAGATACACAAAAGCGAACGGGTGTGGGTAGCTTTTCAGATGAAGCACTAAGAGAAAGATATTTTGACGAAGGCTTTGATGATACGATGTCTCTTGAAGAGTTTATTATTCAAGAAAGAGGTATTACACCAGCGGCAAGATCAACAGAGCTACGAGAAAAAGGTAGAATACAAACTATAGAGCCAGCACCAAAAGGTGCAACGTTTGAAGAAGCCACTGATGAAATGGTGCTTACAAATCAGGGTAGAATGACTAAAGCAGAGTTTGAAACTTTGAAAGCTCAAGATGAAAACCCATTACTAGGTGGCGTAACTGCAGGTAAAAAAGTTAAGCTTATTGAAGAGGACACACCAAGATTAATGTCGGCTGCAGACGATGTAACAAAAGCAACAGAAGATGATATTAAGTTTATTACAAATATTGCAAAGTCAACAGGCAAAGACCCAAAAGATGTAAGACAGCTGATAGTTGATAAGATGAATGATGGTTACCCGCCGAATGATCCAAAACGAGTAACTATTAAGGATGACGCTAAAATAAACGCTTATATAGAATCACAACGTCAAATGGACGATATGGGTTTTGTAGCAGACGTTATAGATGAAGCATCAGGATTACCGACAAAGGGCATAACAGGTAATCCTATTTTAGACAGACAATTAGCTAGTGAACAAAAACTAATAGACAAAACAGTCCTATCAACACAAGAAAAAATAGACGAAGCACAAGAAAAAGGTGCAGCTATTATAGAAATGCTTGATTCTCTTGGTGTAGATACAAGTAGTATTAACGCTAACATTTTTAAAATTTCTGTCCCCTCTGATCTTAGAATGGCTGTGTCAATGTTAGAAAAGGAACTGAAAAAACTTGAAGAAGTTTTTAACACAAACATACCTAGTGCAAAAAATATGGATCCGGAAAATTTTACAAAATTTATAGAATCTATAAACGAACAAGCAGCAGCTGATCAAGCCATGGCAGATCGATTGATGGAGGATGTTGTAGAAAGAGTCAAGGCTCGTGAATTGAATCGTGAAGAAGGAATGGCAGAACTTAATAAGATAAAAGAGAAGTTTGATAAAATACCAGAAAGAAGACAAGAGGGATTAAAAACAGGGGTTTATAATTCAGTGTTTGCAACTGGTGGTAGAACTTTAAATGCAACCGGTGGTCGCATTGGATTTAACGAAGGTGGTGGCCCAAAAACAACTAGACGTGGTTTCTTAGGACTTATGGGTGCAGGACTTGCAAGTTTGTTTATGCCAAGAGCAGGTAAAGAAATTGCAGAAGTTGTAGCAAAGGGCGCAACCAAAACACCCATAACTGCGGAAGGCATGCCTATTTGGTTTCCGTCACTTGTAGAGAAAATTAGAAAAGAAGGAAAAATGATACCAGCAGATTATAAAGCTACTAAACAAGGAGAGGGGTATGACTTTTATGAGTTTCAGCATCCAGACCTACCAAACAAAAAAATATTCATGACAGAGTATAAAGCAGATGGGACAATAGAAATTTCTGGTAGAGGTGATGATATGCAAATTACCGAGTTAAGATTTATACCGGGACAAGAAAATATTCGAGTTGGTGAAGGCACAAGTAAAGTATCAAAAGATGCAAACATGTTTGAAGCAGATGAATTTATGAAGGGGCCAGGAGAAGGTATTGGTGATTTTGAAGGCGGTGGCGGATACGACGATTTAAGATTTGGTGTGGAGTCATGGGCTAATCTTGTAAAAGCTCCAGAACAAAAACTAGACGAGGCAGCAAAAAAATTTAGAGAAACACAAACAAACCCGAACCCAAATGTTTCAGGTAAAGACCCAGACACAGGTGAAGAATTTGCAAAAGGTGGTAGAGTAGGTTATAACAGGGGCGGTGGAGTTGGAACATTATTTAGAAGGAAAGCATCATAATGGCAACAATAGATAAGGCGTTACCTAACGTAACTAGAACTAAAATAGAAATACCCGGTTCAAAACAAAAAGCACAAGAGATAGAGATACCAAAGGAGCCACCAAAGCAACCTATTGAAATGACACCAACAGAAGATGGTGGCATGGAAATAGACTTTGATCCTGCAGCCATGGCCATATCAACAGGAGCGGCTACAGATCAAAACGCAAATCTAGCAGAGTTTTTAGAAGAAGATGTTTTAGATCCCATAGGTTCTGATTTGATAAACTCTTTTGAAGACTACAAGTCATCAAGAGATGATTGGGAACAAAGTTATTTAAAAGGGTTAGACCTTCTTGGCTTTAAATACGAAGATAGAACAGAACCTTTTCAAGGTGCATCAGGTGCAACACATCCAGTGCTTGCAGAAGCAGTTACACAGTTTCAATCATTAGCATATAAAGAATTATTACCAGCTGATGGACCAGTTAGAACACGTGTTATGGGTAGACCAAGCAAAGCAAAAACTGATCAAGCAGAACGTGTAAAAGAATTTATGAACTATCAACTTATGACAGAAATGAAAGAGTATGAACCTGAGTTTGATCAAATGTTATTTAATTTACCACTTGCAGGATCTGCATTTAAAAAAGTTTATTATGATTTTAATCTTGGTAGGTGTGTTTCTAAATTTGTACCCGCAGAAGATTTAATTGTGCCATACAGTGCAAACTCACTTGAAGAAGCAGATACGATAATGCATGTGGTAAAAATGCCAGCAAACGAAATGAGAAAGATGCAAGTATCAGGTTTTTATTTAGATATTGAACTGGGCTCACCCTCTTACAGTGAAGACGATATAAGAGAAGGCAAAGCTGATTTAGAGGGAACATCAGGCTCTAACAAAGACGAAGTATACACAATAATAGAGTGTCACACAGAATTGGATTTAGATGGCTTTCAAGATATGAACCCAGAAACAGGGGAACCAACAGAAATTAAACTTCCATATGTTGTGACTGTAGATGAAGGTACAGGAAAAGTTTTATCAATCAGAAGAAATTTCGACGCACAAGATCCAACAAGACAAAGAAAAGATTTTTTTGTGCATTTCAAGTTTTTACCAGGACTCGGTTTCTATGGGTTCGGCTTAATTCACATGATCGGCGGATTGTCTCGAACTGCAACTGCAGCGTTGAGACAGCTTCTAGACGCCGGCACCTTGTCAAATTTACCAGCCGGATTCAAGATGCGAGGCATCAGAGTTCGTGACGAAGCACAACCGTTGCAGCCGGGCGAGTTTCGTGATGTGGATGCTCCTGGTGGAACTCTTCAAGGTGCATTTCAAATGCTACCTTACAAAGGGCCAGACCAGACACTATTATCTTTGATGGGTGTGGTCGTACAAGCAGGACAAAGATTTGCATCAATCGCTGACATGCAAGTTGGTGACGGCAATCAAAGCGCTGCGGTAGGCACGACTGTTGCATTGTTGGAACGTGGCTCGCGGGTTATGTCTGCTATACACAAAAGACTGTATCAATCTATGAAAAAAGAATTCAATTTGTTGTCTGGTGTGTTTGCAACATACTTACCACCTGTTTATCCATACGACGTTGTGGGTGGACAAAGACAAATTAAACAAACAGACTTTGACAAAAGAGTTGATATTATTCCTATAGCGGATCCAAATATATTTTCACAAACGCAAAGAATACAACTTGCACAGACAGCATTACAAATGGCCATGTCAAACCCTGGAATGCACAACTTACCAGCTGCTTACAGGTCAATGTATGAAGCTTTGGGTGTAAAAGATATTGATTCTTTGATGCCACCTGTTGCAGAGCCAACCGCTATGGACCCAAGTGTGGAACATATTAACGCTTTATCTGGTAAATCTATTAAAGCTTTTCCTAAACAGGATCATACAGCACACATGAAAGCGCATTTAGCGTTTATGGGCACACAAGTTGCACGAACAAATCCAAATATTTTG